ATCATTAGTATATATCAAAAAACATAAAAAAGGGGAGTGTTGAACTCCCCACTTTTTTATTCGGTTTCCTCTTCTGTTCTCTTTTTCTTGGCACCAATATTGTATTTGGTCTCCAAAATCCAATCACCTTTATCCTTATAAGCAAGAACTTTGATTTGATTGAGTGGTGCAATGTCCTGAATCTTTTTAGCATCAACAATAGTTACTAGACCCCAATCCGCAATAAGTTGAACAATACGATTACGACGCTGAATATCATTTACCGTAAGATTGGCGTGTTTGCCATCGAGTGCAAACAATTCTTTAAAATGTACAAGATAATATCTACCTTGCTTATGAAGAATATGGCAAGATTGATAAATTTTCTTTTCCTTGCGTGAAGCAACTCCGATGCGTGTCAAAGTTTCACGAACTTTAAGAAAATCATCAGGTTCATTCAGGATCACTTCAACCATTTGGTCAGGTGTCCAATTTACAACAGGTTCTTGAACGACACTCATTTTGTTCCTCCAGTTTCAAATTTCGATTTAATAAATGTTAGTTGTTCTTGGGTAAGAATCCTCAAAGCCTGTTTTGCTTTCTCATTACTATATCCATAGTAACGCTTAACATAATCAAGATCTTTGATTTTATCTTTATTGAGCCAAGGAGAAAATCTCTTTTTAACTCTCAGACTATTTATATAAAAGTCATATTGCATCTTTTTAGGTAAGAAATGATATTTGTTCATTTCATTTGCATACATTAAACAATCAATATACCCAGAAAAACAACGATTAATAATATAAGGTGCATATCCCTTTTCAGATGAAGGATCTTCATCCATAATATTCTTTTTTGTTTGATTAATAGAATTTAACCAATCTTTCAATTCATAAGTCATCGAATAATCTCCAAATCATTGCCATGTTTCCACAATTCAAGTTCTCTTCTAAGACGACCTTCAGATTTAAGTTTTTCATATCTATTGGATGCCTTTTTTCTCCACCATTCAATAACTTCTTTGGGTTCATATCCGAACTTGGAAAGATAATATCTTTTCTTTTCAGTCAAAGTTTTTGCATGTTCAATACAAGAATTAAATTCATCTAACTTAGAATGACCTTTCAAAGAATTTCTGATGATCGAAATCATCTTAGTTTGAATCTTCAATTTCTTAGAAGATTTGTCTGCAGAAATGAGTCTTTCACCGCCATTGGCAGTATTATTGAACCACCAAAACATTTCTCTAAAATAATCATCATGAAATAAAGGAAGAAAATTACTTTCAGTATCTCCTATATGTCGAATATATGGTTTAAGACCATCATACATCGATACTCCTTTTGTTGTACCGTATAGTGAAGTTGTTTCAAAGTATTGGAGATCAATTCCATATTTGCGATCAAATTGGCGTTTAAGTTCATTAGAAGACGCCAAAAGAGCAAGAAGTTTTCCACCAAGATAATTGTATCCAAATGGTTGAACAGGAACAATATTAAATCCCATTACAAACTCACTATTGATTCTGGAAAGTGAAATAACTTCACCAAAATAATCATTTCTTGGTTTTGAATTAATTGTTGGAGACCCAAATCGGACTACTCCAATTATTTTATTTGTAGTGTCCTCAGTCACAATCCACTTCAAAGTTCTACCAGGAATTGCTTCCTCAATAGGATTTGAGGCAGTATCGTTTAAAATTTCTGAGTAAAGATCTTGATTATACTTAGATGTTGTTTTTGGATTAGTATCTACCTCATGAATTGAAAATGACATTTGATTCGGATGCAAATCAAAGTTAGAAAAAATTTCATCTTCTGGTCCAAATAATTTACCAGAAGCATTATCCATTCTACTCTGTTTAACATATCGAAGATAATCATCGATACGATTAAATTTAGAATAATACTCTATGAACTGATCTGCTGCCCAAATTGCATCTTCAATAGATAACATATTAATTTGCCAAAAATCCTTTTTCGTAATCCAAAAGTTCCTGTGGAGTTTTAATATAATTGTCAACAGGATCTGCTGGTTTATTATACCACTGCCTTCCATAATTTCTTGAAACCAGTTTAATATCCAAATACTGATATTTTTTATCAGTTGGTACATAAACTTTATATTTGCCTCCTCTATTTGAAGTTAAAAGAGAAAGACTTTTATTTTGTTCAGATAAAATATCAATAGTGGTACATGCTGTTTTAAATATCTGAAAATACTTATCATAATCATTTACATATAGTTCATGATTATCCATGAGCATTTGATAAATGAATTGTGGAGAATAGCAATGATCCCTACATAATACCCAAGTATGATCGGTTCTCTTTTTTTCCAATGCTCGCTCAGTTATAAACCCCGAAGGTACTGAAAGAGAGTGAACCAAATCGTAGAATGGGCGAGTAATAGATCTTACTACATCAGTATTATTTCTATTTTTCTGCCAAAGATCAAAAACATTAAGATTTTCAAAATCTAAAAATGTTCGATAACAATAAACTTCTAGTCTTGATTCATTTGTAATTATTTCAATTCGTTTCATTATAAGTTTTAGGATGAAAATTACAATACTCATTAAACACAATCTTACACTCTTTATGTGTAAGATTACAATGATGTGCTGCCTTTGGGAGATTCCATTTGGCAGAAAAAAGCATTTCCATTGCCTTTCTAGTTTCAGGTCTCATAGGAATTCACACTCACACATAATTTCAGTTAATGCTGCTAAAAGGTTAATTTCTTGATCAGCCACGAACGCAATTTGGTATTGGTACTTAGCAATAATAAGAACGGCAGCAGGGATAGTTTGGGGTGAAAGGCAACTATAACAGGCGTCATAAATCCTGCGGAGAATGAGAGAAGAATCGTTATCCAAGTTGGCGACCACCCACTTTCGGACTTCAGAAAAGTTTTTTTCTTTGAGATGTTTAATGAGATCATTTACGGCAATATCAGAAAAAGATGCAAGAATACTAGAATTAATTTCACCACTTACAGAATGCCTCTGGCACTCATTGAGAACTCTCCTAAAATCAGGAAAATGCTTGGATATCAGTTCGGCAAGAACTTTTGAATCATATTTAATTCTTTCATTATCAAGAATATTTTGCAATTTTTTGAAAAAAGAACCTGCTAATTGTGCTTTCTCTTTGCCCTTTACACTAAAATCAATGACAGCACATCGGGAGTGAAGGGGTTCAATGATTTTATTCTTGTAGTTACAGGTAAAGATAAACCTACAATTATTGTAAAATGTTTCAATATTTGCTCTTAGCAAAAGTTGAACATCATTACCCGTATTGTCTGCCTCATCTATGATGATAACTTTATGTTTAGAATCTGCTGTTAGTGAAACTGTTGATGCAAAGTTTTTTGCCTGATTTCTTACAGTATCAAGAAAACGACCCTCATCAGAACCATTGATTACATAGTAATCTGCCCCCAATTCATTACAAAGTGCTTTTGCAATTGTAGTTTTGCCAATACCAGGAGGTCCAACAAGAAGAAGATTCGGAATCTCCCCCTTGCTCACAAAATCATTAAATGTTTTCTTTGTATCATTTGGAAGAATACAGTCATCAATAGTTTGAGGTCTGTATTTTTCCACGAACAAGAATGAGTTGTTATCGTTCATAATCAAAATAAAAAGTTCAAAGGTAATAATAGTTTGTGAATGATTTGCTCCTTATTCTCCAACTCACAGTATCCCTATGGATACCAAGTATTGTAGCACATTCCTTTACAGATTCATAAGTCACTCCATCAACATAACATTTTTTTGCCATAGATTTTGAAAGATTTTTTTTATGTTCCTCAGTGAAAGGAACTCCTTTTCTTGGATGAGAATTTTTAGACCAATATTCTCTTTGGGACTTACGCATTTTATCAATAGAATCTTTTGTGTGCTTTGTTCCCCACAAAGAATTTAAAGAAGGTTTTAACCACTCACAGTATTGTTGTTCTACTGATTTAATTTCTTCACCTTCGTGAATCCATTTAATAACTTCAATAGTAAAATTATGATATCCATATTTTAAGAAATTATCATAAAGTTTAGGACAATCCATTTTACCACTGGCACATATAGTTATATGTTTAGCAAATCTAAGCATATAATTTTTTTCAGTACAACCTATGTAATTTTCTCCTGTTATTTTGTTTCGTATTTGATAGATACAGTCCATTTACTAAACCTCTTAGTATAATACTATTTAGTAAATGAGTTATTTACACCCAATCAGGTTTCCGTTCTGGACGGCGAAGATAATTATCGCACACCCAGGGTTTAGATGCACCATACATCTTA